GCGCTGCCGTTGACGCTCGCCGCGGTGATGCCGGCGAGCCGACGATTGGTCGGCGTGCTCGGCGCCAAAGTTCCTGACATGAATCAGCCCTTATCTAATATTGGTCAATTTTAGGTTCAGCAATGAGTAGTTAGCATCCAGTGGCGTCCTATTGCAGATCTCGATCACCGCGGCTTACGGCACCATGCCGGCCGGCCGTCGAAATCCAGTTCGTCCAACCAGCTGTTGAATGGAGGTTGAGCGCATCCGAATGTGGATGACGGTACACGTTCCCTGTCCCATAGGAGACCACGAGCGTGCAACCGGCGCCAAGGGGTTTCGGAATTGCGGAGACCGGCGACTTGAACCGAGCGCCATGGTGGGTAGCAATCAGGTAGTTGAGCGGTCCCTGCGAGGTGCAAACGGGTGGCAGGAACTGATAGTCGCCATCTCCCATCAATAGCGCGGATTTGCCACTCATGAGCTGTGTGTAAAGGGTGAGTCCAGTGTCGTTTTGACTGGCAGGCGAGCCTGTGCACTCCATGATTATTCCGCCAGGGAACGAGATCTGAAGATTGGCAGGCCAAACCAATAGATTCGTCCTTGCCGCAAGCATTAGAGCGAGTCGAGCTGCACCAGGCCCGATGCGCTGACTTGGCACAATCCACCTGGATTCGAGGAGACTGGGCAGTGAGTGCGCTGCATGAAGATGGTCCCAATCCCAATGTGATAAAATCACCAAGGGTCTGTTAGTTGAATTGTCAAAGGATGAAGAGTCAAACGCTTTCGAGAACGTGTGCCGGTTAAATGCAATCGGAAATCCAACATCGTAATGCAGAAGAGCCGCTCCGTTGGCATCCCGAATAGTTGTGAAGCTCGCCTGTCCCACGTCACGCACAAGGACAGATGCCGGCTGGACTATGCCGGCGAGCGCAGCCTGGAGTGCGGCGGTGCTTGCGGGCCCCGACGGAATCCGAGAAATCTCACTGATATGCTTCGGGAGTGTCGCCGCGGGTGCGACGGCCGCCCCAAGGCTTCGGGGGTGAGGTCGCTCCGGATCATCGTCTTCGGATATAAGTCTCCGCGCACGTACCGTCACGCCGCGGGAATGGTTTGTGTAGCCGCCCGCCCCGAGTTGGGAATGCCAGCTTGGGAGTCCTTCGCCTGAAGGCTCGATCTCCAGTCTGAACCAGTCTCCCGGAGCGGGAACCGCACCGGCAACATCGAAGAACCGTGACTGAGTCGTAACGATCCGGAGCAGCGCGAAGGACTCTGTCCGATCTTGGCGGAAAAGCAACCCGATTCGAGGGCCGGCAGCATCGGCGTCATCGGCGTCTATCGTGTCAAACTCAAACGATACCCGCCGATGAACGCTTTGGCTCAGTTCGTCGATCCGTGACACCCGCCCATACAGGTTTCTGCGCGGAAAATCTGGACTGTCAGTGGTGAAGAAGAAGAAAAAGAAGACTGCAACCTCCGCGCCATTTAGGGCTTCCTTTTGCCCATGGACAGGACGCCTGCCCTGTATCCGCTGTATAACTGGTTTTCGGTTCCCGCGCTATGGTGACATCCACGTTCTGTTACCAAGGTTGAGTTGCCGTCTCGCGTTGCGAACGCTGATCGTCGAAGTCCCTGACATAAATCAAGCGCTATGTGCTCTGCTGGAATTGGATGAGCAGGCCGACGTTGATGACCTGATCGCTGAAATCGAGCGGCAGATACATCAGAACCTGCCCCTTCGTGCCCGGGCCGGCCGTGGCATTTTGTGCGAAGGTCTGCACGTTTTGCACGATGAAGATGCTTGCGAGATAGGCATAGACCGCGATCACCGCGCCAAGCATCGCGTTCGGCGTGGTGGCGGGCGAACCAGGCGGGATCAGGGTTCCGTTGCTCACCAGGATTTTGCCCGGAACGATGAACTGGCTCGTGATCTGGGTCGCGATGTAGCGGGCCGCGTACATCGCCTGAAACATGATGTTCGTGTTCAGATACGAATTGTCCGGCTGGCCGCTCGCGTTGCTCTGATACGTGGTGATCGAGCGGTCGATCCGGCAAACCCCAGCCGCATCAACCGTGAAGGTGCTCATGCCGTCGAACAGCAGGGTGTTGCGCTCGCCCGGCGTATCCTGCGAGGCGATCGGCGGGGGCAGCAGATTGAGCGCCTGCGTCGCGAGGCCCTGGGCTGGGTTGACGCGCAGCCGGATGACATGCGCGGCGCACCAATCGGACGCTTCCAGCCACGCCGGCGTCGGGCTGTCATAGAAGCCGAGGATGGTCGCGTGCTGGTCGTTGCGGCCGGTCCCGAAGGTCGTTCGGGCGCTAAAGGTTCCGCGATAGGCCGAGAAGACATGCCCGTACAGCATCGTCTCCGCCGCCCAGCGGCCGGAGGAGTCGGAGAGGAACGTCTCCAGCGCATTCAGGCTGGTCGTGTCGGTGTAGGGCAGGTCGATATAATCGAAGAGCTGGACGCCCAGGTTCGACAGCAGCGTGGTCAAGGTCGGGTTGGTCGCGCCGCTCGCAAAAGGCGTGATGGTGAACCCGACGCCGGGCGGGATGATCTCGCCATTCTGTACGCCGACGTACGCGAACCGGATGTCGATATCGTTGAGTGCGAGTCCCTTGTGCAGCGCGGTCAGATCGACCTGGTAGGCGTGCGTGCCGTCGATCGCCGCGGTGCAGGAAACGCCCGTTGCGGCCGAGATCGCCGCGACGGTGTTGGTCGCAATGGTGGTTGCGGTGTCGCCGAGGTTCACCGCCACCGGGATCGACACCCCCATCAGGTAGAGCGGCAGCGTGCCCGGGGCAGTCGCCGTGCCGGTGAAGCTGATGCTGCCGGTCGCTGCCGTGCCGGCGCTCGCATCCGACAACGGGCCGAGCCACACCTCTCCGAACGGGTCCATCAAGCGGTAGGCGGCATATTTCAGCGCCAGCATCGAGTTCAGACCGCACAGCCCGTTGACCTGGGTCTGGCTGTAGGCCTGCACCGTGACGTTCGGGGTCGCCGTGCCCGAACCAAGGATTTGCCCGATCAGCAGCGCGCGCGCGTTCTGCGTCGCGGTGTTGGCCTGGCTGGCGTCAAACTCGGCATTGACGCCCGACGGGCGCCAGTTCTGCCAGGGGAAGTATTTGAAGGCGAGGCTTTCGCTCACGGCTTGGTCTCCGCCAAAGGTTCGTCACGGGTGAGAGGCGGCGGGGTCGGCGGCTCAGCCAGAACCACGTCGCCATCCCGGACGCGCCGGTGCCAGAAAGTGATCTCGGGCACATCCTCGCCCCGCGGCGACAACAGGCGCTTGTTTGGCCCGCGTACGATCAGGGGGAGGGCAGGGTCATCCTGCCGCCGTCCCGGTTTGACGAACATTGTCACCTCGGAATGTAGGAACCGGCCGCTGGCGCTCAGGCCCCGCGGATCGATGCAGGGTTGCGCCCGATCAGGGCGCGTGATGCAGCAGCAGGTTGATCAACATCGTTATGAGTGCGCCGACCATGCCCGCGCCAGCAGCGATCACGGCAGAGTCCAGTCTCGACGTGATCTGGCTTTGACCCCGCTCCTGGTTCACCCGCTCGGACAGCGTTTCAACCGTGGTGACCAGTTTTGCGACCGACCGAACGACGGTTTGCAGCAACGTTTCCGCCACCGCCACGCGCTCGCGCACCGTGGCCTCGACGGGGCAATGCTCGGTCATGCGGCTCTCCAGTCATGTCGGGCTGTTGCTGAGCTGGATCGGCGTGTCCGTCGCCAGCACGGGCAGGTTCCAATTCCAACCGCTGCCAAGGTCCGCGCCGATGTCCCACCCGGCCGGCCGCGCGAAAGACGCGGAATTATTGGTCATGACGCTACTGCTTCCTCGGCCACAATCGGCGTTGCGAGGTTGATCGGATCGTCGGGTTGAATTGTCTCGGTAACGTTGGTCAGCGGATCGCCACCCGGGACGAAGCCATCGGCATCGCTGATCGTCGCCTCGAAGCTCATCCGGTACATCCAGAACAGGCGGGCGCGATCGAAGGTCAGCAGTTCGCCGCCGGCATAGAACAGCCCGCGCACGCCTCGCTCCGGGTCGATCACCCAGCTCAGCAGCGCACGGAACAGCGCGTACTTCATCGCCTCGACCGGACTGACGCCGGCCTGGCCGCGCCGATCGGCCGAGGCGTCGAACTCGACAATGACGCCGATGGTCTCGGTGACGGTCTGGAGGTTGCCGTCCAACAGGTCGTTGCTGCCGGCCTCATCCTCCAGCGGGATCACCACGGCAGCCGGATAGACGAACTTGCCGGTCGCCGGGTCGGTGATCGCGATGACGGACTCGACCCCGGTTTCAAAGTCGGCCGCGCCGCCGACGCGCCCGCCCAGCTCCGGGCAGTAGCGCCGGAGCTGCTCGATCACCAACGAGATATCCATCAGCCGGACTTCCTGCCCCGCTGAAATTTGAGGCCACTCATCACGGCGACGCGCACCCGGTCAGCCAGGCCGTTCGCGATAGCCTGGTCGAGCGCCGGCTCCAGGAACGGGCGCGGCAGCAGGATGCGTTTCTTCGAGATCGCGCTCCGCTTCATGCGGCGGGGTCCGGCCAAGTTCGACGGGACGAAGTTCGCCGGGTTGTGCGTGTCACCGCCGCCGCCCTTCGCGCCACGGGAAAGAAACAGGGCGTAGAACTCGGAGGCGCGGATCGTGACGCCCTCGCCATCCTTCCAGACCCGGGCGCGGATTGACCGCGCCAGCTTCCCCGAGACGCTCCGCGGCGGCTCGCCAGGGGCCGAAGGGTGCTTTCTGCTGCCCGCCCGGATCAGGGCACGGGCGCGAGCCACCACCTCGGCACCGACGCCCCGCATGACGGCACGCACCTGCTGCTTGCCGGCGACGATCGTCCAGCCGCCCGGCACGGTGATGTGCAGAAGGGCCATCAGACGCGCTTCTCCAGCTCGCAATCGAGGCGCAGGAACCGCTGGCGGCCGTCGATCGGCATCACGCGCCGCACCCGGAACCGCTCGACCATTTCGCTCTCATCCGGCCGCTTCGTGATGCGGAAAATGACGTGCGTCGTGTCAACCCAATCGAGCCACCGGATGACGATGCGGTGCGTGACCGGCGTGTTGATCTGTTCCGCCGCATAGAAGGTCATCGTCCCGATCGGCTGCACATCGGCCCGCACGGTCTGCCGCTTCGCAATGGTTTCGAGGAACCCCGGGCTGTCCGGGTCCGCCGCCTGCTCGCGGGTCGCAATCACCACCCGCCAGCGCAACGAGCCGATGCGGACCGCATTCGGGTCCGGTCCCAGCTCCGGTCCTGGCAAAGCCATCACCTCAACCACCCAGGAACTGCAACCGCTGCCGGTCGAGCAACCACTGCGCCGCTTCCGGCATCGCGGCGGCGGAGTCACCACGATGCTCGTAGAGAAATGCCGTGGTCATCATAATCGCCTGGATCACCGTCGAGGGCACATCGTCTGCCGCGCCATAGCCGGCGACCATCGAGACTTGCAGGTGCTGCAGTTTGGTCCGGTAGGCCGCGAACCCGCCGCTCAGCACGGTTTCGGGGCCGATGAACAGCGTGGCCGGCTCCAGCGCCAGGTCGGCAATATAGCCAAGGATCATTGCCGGCGGCGTCACCGGCAGTGAAGCGGGCGAGATCGTCGTGGCGTTGCCCCATTCATCGACCGTCGTCACCGACAAGATCGACTGCACCGGGGCGCGCGGCAGCTCCAGGGTCCCGTGCAGCCGGAGACGATCGCGGGGCAACTCGGATGACGGCTGCATGGTCCACAGCAGCGTCTGCGTCAGCAGCGCGCGGCTAAGGTAGCCCTCCGCCATGACCCGAGCCGCGGTCAGGTAGCCCGTCAGCAGTTCGTCGTCCGCGTTGCTGTCGATCCGGCAATGCCGCTTCACCTGCTCGACCGACACCGGTTCCGCGGTCGGTTCCTCTGTTACCGTCAGCGTGGTTCG